GTCTTTTCTTACATTCTTTAAAGTTGGACGATGTGCTCCTGAGCTTGATTCATCTTGATGAATCATGTGAAAAATTTCACTGTGACGAGACGAACCTTACGTTTTTATACGAAAAGGCCCGTCTGTCGCAAAAGGTCAAGGACACGAAAAAGAAAAGTGTAGTGGAATCTTATAAAGCAAGTTCGAAAAACGACGGATTCAATCCGGTAACGTTTTTACTTGCCCACAAGATTCCACTAGATAGCATGTGTGGTGTGTTCCCTATGGTCTTCAAAGACTATAGGTTCACTATACATTGTCTACGGATGGCTTGGGCATTCTTACTTACACTTAAGATGAAGAAGATGTCTGATTTCAAGTTTAGACAAAGGTCGTGCATTCGGGATCCAAAGAAGGCGTTTAAATATAAATACCTTTATGATTCGCAGAATAAACTGACCCTTATCTTTACTCATCTCTATCGCAATTTTCGAACTGCGGGAGTAAAATCAGAGATCGATTTAGTTAAGTGTTTGAAGAATTCCCTATGTCGGCATGTAGCTCTTAGTATGGAGCAAAAGGAACTCCCCGCGGGGCCCCATATAAATATGGTTCCTCTCGGATTCAGCCCGTACTTTAGTTCGTTGTCAAGGGAAAAGTCGATTGATTTCTTCTTTTCTCTTCTTCAATCTAAAGCACTTTGTGCTGAAGTTCCTGAAAGCTTCATACAAGAGTCTCTCTTAGACCATCAAGCCACATTAACACAAGAGCCTGAACCGCTCTCCGAAGATGTCATTGAGACTCTTCGCGAGAGAGGACGCCAGTTTGGGAAGATCGTGAGCAAGTTTTATAAACCTGATCACGGTTATTTACCTACTGGAAAGGCATCCTTTGAGTTCCCCTCGAGTAGAGGAGGACTCAAAGGAGATCTTGTGTTTAATGATCGGTTGCTCAATACCCCTATACAGGATTCCGTTCGGCATGACCGAATGGAGCCTCTTGTAATTGGGATTTTTGGGCAACCTGGCATGGGGAAGAGTAGTCGATTAGCGGAATTAATTCATTCGCTTTCGAAACTCTTTCCCGGGACTAAGAGAGACGAGCTTTGTTATGCTCGCTCTTGTAATACGGACCATTGGGACGGTTATAAAAACCAGCCCATTGTGGTGCTTGATGACTTAGGTCAGTCATTAGAGGGTAAAGACATTAAGGAATTCCAAACTTTGGTTTCCTGTAATCCTTATATCCCTCCTATGGCTGATCTAGCAGATAAGGGGATGTATTTTACATCTCCTATCATCATCTTCACTACAAACCTCGTCTATGGATTCAGACTTTCTGATCTCTATAGAGATTCCTATGGAATATTAGACGATGCCAGCTTTTGGCGTCGGGTACATATTCCCCTTTATGTCGAAGATAAAATTTACCATCGATTAAAGGAGGAGCCTTCATGGATCAGAGAGGAAAATCTGTTGATGAGGAAAGGTTCGCATTGGAGCGAGCAGCAACAATCTCATTTCGCTGCATCTAAAGCGTTCTTTCAAAGGAGGTCTGTGTTCGCACAAACCGGTGGATTTAGGCAGGATCTATGGAAACCCATAGAACCCAACTATTTCCACTCTTTGAGAGAAGTCTTTAGAGGCAGGGAAAAGTTTCATGCTAACATAAAAAAGACATGGATCCAAAAAATCTCTTGTATGACTGATGACCCAACCTCTCTTATCGGAGAAGAATACTTCAGGGATCAAATTGATCCCTATCTTCCCGATAGTTTAGGTTTTGACATGACAGAACAACAAGAGACGAACCAGTATCACCTGGAATTTGATGCATTCCCACCGGATGAACCTCTACCTGTAAGGGTAGAGTCTATTACGGAGCCTTTGAAGGTCCGCAATATCACCGCTGGGAAGGCCGATACTTACTGCCTTAAACCCCTGCAGCGTGCCATGTGGCTCGCTCTGGGGGAAGAAGAACAGTTCGTATTGACACACGGCACTAATAATCTCGAAAACGCCATCAAAAGGATTCACTTACAAAGTGAACCTGATGATGTGTGGATTTCGGGAGACTTTAAGGCCGCTACAGATTCCGTTCCCATTTTGGCTTCTAAAGCCTTAATGGAAGGGATACTCGAGAGCATCGATCATGAACCAACCAAGTGTTGGGCCATGAAGGAAGTAAGTCCTCATTTACTGGTCTATCCGAAGAAGAGTGGTATAAAACCATGTCTTCAGACGAATGGCCAGTTGATGGGATCCTTACTTTCCTTCCCGCTCCTTTGCCTGCTGAATGACTGCACGGCCAAATCAATAGGTCTGAAACCAAATCAATATTTGATTAATGGTGATGACATTTTGATGAGGACAAAGCAGAGGTTCTATAAAAATTGGAAGATGTTTGTCCATAATTTTGGACTTAAACTTTCAATTGGAAAGAACTATGTTCACCCAGAGTATGGTACCGTGAATTCCCAATTAATAAAAGGGGATCAGGTACTAACATCTGGAAAGCAAAGGGTGCTAGATCGAAAATCTGAGGTTCTTGGAGAATGTCTAAGGGATTTCGAATGGAACATGGAGCTTAGTGGTGAATCTACACCGACGGAGGTTAAACAACTCTTTGTCAGTGTGAATCGCACTAAGCTCGGACGTTCTGTTCGAAGCGTGCATGTGCCCCTGTCTCATGGAGGTCTTGCTTTGAATTGGGGTGAAAGAAACGGTGATCCCCGTACCAAGGGTACGGAGATTCTCGTTTACCTTCACGACCTTTTAAAGAAGATAACTCCTGAGCAGGGGTGCGTTGCAATCCCTTACCTATCCGTGGACACGTATAACCAAGACGCAGTATCAAGGATGGATCGGTTGTTCAATGAACCAGTTTCAGTGAAAGAATTCCACGAGGATTTCTTACATGCGTCTCACTTGCGTAAGACGAAACTGAGAGTTGAAAACAACCAGTCTCTTCGGAACTTAAGAGGTTTAGAGATAGAGAGTTTGCCTTCACTATCATTTTTGAAGACCATACAGGTCCCCTTTAATGATGTGAAGGTTCGTCAGGAAATGCAGGATCAAATTGATCATGCCTTCCTGACGAACTTTCTCAGCTCAGACAACGAGTTCACCTACGCTCTTTATAAAGAGACCTTTCTCGAGGCTGTCCGGGGAATTGATGTAAACTGTGAAGTTTCCACCAAATTCCTGGTCAGTGTTTTAGATTTGGATGTGAGACCCGACTACCTTTTGAAGGTAGGTCGGCCCATCACATTCAAGTCTTTCGATAAAGGTATTTATGAAAAGAGCTTGGGTACTATGTAGAAACCTTTAAGTTTTGACCTTCCTCGCGTTGCGGCCGAGGACTTCTCTAAAGAACTAGTTAGTTCTTATGAGGCAGTCATCGCGCTCTTCAACTACGAGGAAGGGTCCCCTGAGAATTATTCCGACTCAGGAGATCACCCAGAGAGTCTGTCAACAGACTCTGAGGGAGAGACTTCTTCCATCTTGGATAATGTGAACTAGCCACACGACACTTTTATAAAAATGCTATGGGGAGCGAGAACTATTAATAGATGTTCCAGCCCACCCCACTTTTGTATGTCGTCCGTTTCCACCGATGCCGCATCATATAATTGCCATGAATGACATTTATAGAAGTTGTTTACTTTACAGCGACTGACTGCCTACCACTGGACACAATAATTGCCAGCTATAGGAACGGAAGGAATCGTAAACAACAACTTAATATGAAATTCATATTAAAATGATGCAATC